GATTGCAAGGATGGAGAAGTACAAAGATGCTTCAGATGCCTTGCAAGCTAGTGACTCGGAAGCCATACGCCGTGCTGTTTGGGATGCAAAAACGTACCGACCTGATGGTATTGTTGATGCAAAGACCCTACTAGACTTAGTAAGTGAACCGCTACCACCATGCGCTCATGACTATCCGTTTCAAGGAATACAAAACAAGCTGCACGGGATCAGATACGGAGAGCTTGTTACGATTACTGCAGGATCTGGTATTGGAAAATCCTCGTTCTGTCGTGAACTTGCAACTTACCTTCTTAACAAAGGAGAACGGGTTGGCTACGTGGCTCTTGAAGAGTCCAATCGACGTACTGCACTTGGACTGATGTCTGCTGCTGTAGGCAAGTCCCTACACCTTGGAGAACATGACCGATCTACTCTCACCAAAGCTTATCAAGATACTATTGCTAATTGGAACCTGTATCTTTTTGATGGGTTTGGGTCTTTTGATCCTGATGTCATCTACAACCGAATTGAGTACCTTGCCTCCGGGCTTGAGGTGCGTTGCGTATTCCTTGATCACCTCTCAATCCTGCTCAGCGGGCTTGACGGAGATGAGCGTAGGATGATTGATACTACCATGACCAAGCTACGGTCACTGGTAGAACGCACTGGTATTTCACTGTTTCTTGTTTCTCACCTGAGACGCACATCTAATGACACCAACCACGAAGAAGGAGCCCGCGTCACCCTCGGACAACTACGAGGTTCGGCAGCTATTGCTCAACTGTCAGATGCAGTTATTGCACTTGAACGGGACCAGCAGGCGGATCGAGGAGCATCTGGAACGACTGTCCGAGTCCTTAAAAACCGTTATTCTGGAGAAGTAGGTGTGGCCTGCCATCTGGACTATGATCTTGACACCTGTAAATTCCATGAAACTGAATCCGAACCAGACTTCGACCCAGCAGAAGACTTCTGAGTATGTCCACCCCTGGTATGAGTATGTGAATCGTCCCAACCCTCCTACGGAAGAGATGATCCAGAAAGCCCAGTTTGTAGACAAGACGTATGTCTGGAAGAACCAATCGCAGACGTCTTAAGCTTCTTGCCTATAATTTAATGTTTAATGGGTTGATCTTTGTGACCAACCTTTTTATTGTCGCTGGAGTTATTCGTCACTGGAATGACTAAACTTGCTTATGACATTGAGACAGATGGCTTTGATTCCACGGTCATTCACTGCCTTGTTACCCAAGACTTGGATACGGGTCAGGTACTTGAGTACAATGATCGAGGAGGTGATTGTTATCCTATTACTACTGGGATTAACTACCTTGCAGAGGCGGATCTCATTGTTGCACACAACGGTATCGGGTACGATACACCGCAAATCAAGAAACATTACCCGTTTTTTGACCACCATCATCAACTCGACACGCTAATCCTAAGCAGATTCTTCCACACCAACCTCCTTGACGTGGATCTGAAGCGTAAATGGCCTATGATGCCTGCTAAGCTTTACGGATCTCACGGTCTAGAGGCGTGGGGCTACAGACTGAAGTGTCACAAAGGTGAGTTTGCTAAGCATACTGACTGGGGTGACTGGTCTCAAGAGATGCAGGATTACTGTGTCCAAGACGTCGCTGTTCTTGTCAAATTATGGCATCACTTCCAAAAATACCTGAGGCAGTCCTCCTAGAGCATCGCATTGCGGAGCTGATGGCCGCCCAGGAGGCCGTAGGATGGCCCTTTGACATCCGTGCGGCACAAGAGCTAGAGAACACCCTCTTAAACCACGTAGAGGCGCTTAGAGCGAAGGCTCAGAGCCTTTGCTGGTGTGTTCCTGGTAACCTATTCACACCCAAGCGTGATAACAAGACCCAAGGCTATGTAGCTGGTGCTGAAATGCAACGGCTCAAGGAGTTCAACCCTAGTAGCCGAGAGCACATTGCTTGGTATTTCAAAGAGTTCCAGAAATGGGAACCAAAGAAGTTTACCGAAACAGGTAAAGCTGTTATTGATGAAGTCGTTCTTAAAGAGATCGGCTCGGAAGAAGCGTTGTTATTCCTAGAGATTCTTGAGACACAGAAGAAACTCGGAATGCTGTCGCAAGGCAACAACGCATGGTTGAAGTTGGTCAAGAATGGCAGGCTTCACCATTCCTGCTTTATTGGGGCTGCAACACACCGCATGGCTCATGCACGTCCCAACCTTGCTCAGGTGAGCAGCGACACTGATTGCCGCTCCCTGTTCATCACTCGTCCTGGCTGGAAGCTAGTCGATAGCGACCTAGCTGGGATTGAACTTCGCATATTTGCCCACTACCTTGCCAAGTTTGACAAGGGGCGGTATGCTGATATCCTACTCAACGATGACATCCATCAAGTTAATGCTGAGAAAATTGGCATATCGCGTAGGGCTGTCAAGACAGTCACCTATGCGTTTCTATACGGTGCGTCGGACACTAAGATTGGTCTCAGCTATGACTCACAGCTGTCTACAGAGCAGGCCAAGTCGAAGGGCTCGGAGATTCGTAGAGCGTACCTTGACGCCATTCCGGGTTTGGAAGAACTCGTGGAAGCAGTCAAGGCAAAGGCGAAGAGCCATAAATGCATACGATCTATCGACGGTCGCAATATCAATGTTGACTCGCCGCACAAAGCCCTGAACTTCCTACTCCAGTCATCGGCTGGGGTGTTGGCAAAGCGATGGCTACTCATCACTGATGAACGCTTGCGTGGTATCGAGCATGAGAGGTACGCCTTCGTGCACGACGAGCAGGCGCTAGGATGTCCCCCAGACGTAGCCGAGCAGGTTGCGTCTATCTGCACCACATCAGCCGCCATGGCTGGTGAATATTACAAGCTCAGGCTTCCCATCGACGCTGATGCTAAGATTGGATTGAACTGGGCTGAGGTACACTAATGCTACTTATTGACACTGATTATCTTGCCTATAAAGCAGCTCAAGCCTGTGAAGAGGGGATTGATTTTGGTGATGATGTCATCATTACTCAGTCTCGCTTCAGTGAAGTGCTAAAGGTGTTTAACCGTGAGCTAGACAAGATCACGACCGCTATGATGGACGATGAAGTAATTCTTTACTTCTCAAGTTCCGAGAACTTTAGGAAAAAAATTTACCCAGATTACAAGGGTCATCGAAATCGTCGTAAGCCCTTGGGTTACAAACGTCTGGTGAACTGGTGTAAAGAAAACTTTAACACTGTTGTTCGGGACACCTTGGAAGCAGACGATGCCCTAGGCATTGATGCAACCATGCCTAAGGATGATTTTGATTACGATCAACCAATCATCGTGAGTCCAGACAAAGACATGCGTCAGATCCCTGGTGTTCTTTGGAACATGAGTGATGACGTGGAAGAAATAACTAAGGAGGAAGGAGATCGTTGGCACTTGATCCAGACACTAGCTGGTGACCCTACTGATGGGTACCCTGGCTGTCCTGGCATTGGCGTGAAACGTGCAGCTGATCTCATTGACAAGCATGACTTTCCATGGGAAGCTGTGTGCCAAGCCTTTCGAGAGCGAGGATTGTCAGACGACGATGCTCTGCTTAACGCTCGGCTTGCTAAAATCTTACAAGCTGAGGACTATGACTTCATCTCCAAAACCCCAATACTTTGGACCCCCACCGCCAGTACTAGAGCTGACGATGGAGCAGCAGTTCAAGCTGCGACAGATTGAGGATGCTCTGCGTAACCCAGAGACTTCCAAGGAAGACATCATCATTGTCTTCATGGCGCTGCAAAGACAGTGCTTCACCCTTTCCAACTGTGTTTCCAACTTGGTTGCTAAATGGCCTACACCAACGTCTCAGGACCAACCTACTATCGAAGAGGTAATATCCAAGTATGGGACTTCATCCGAGACCAAGGATTGAACTTCCATCTTGGCAACGCTATCAAATATATCTGCCGTGCGGGGTACAAAGACTCCCGTGTGGCTGACCTACGTAAAGCTATCCACTACTTACAAAACGAATTAGAAAATGAAATCCTTCATCAGCGACCAAGCCAAGGAGTTTCGCCGTGGTTTCCAGGTGACGAACAGTACGAAGCCAGCTTCACGGACTGGGCAACGGACCTTGATCGTTGAAGAGTTCAAGGAGTTTCTTGATGCAGAGAACCAGCTGCTAAAGGATTTCAAAGTTAACTCTGCTGAATGCCTTAAAGAACTTGCGGACCTTGTGTATGTCTGCTTCCAGTATGCTGAGAACCTTGGTTGGGATCTTGATGAAGCTCTCGACCGGGTACACCAAAGCAACATGACCAAGCTTGGCGAGGATGGTAAACCCATCCGCCGTGAAGATGGTAAGGTTCTAAAAGGACCCAACTACCAACCCCCTACTCTGACTGACCTTGTTTAAATATGTCTACTGATTTGATCGCCCGCACTGGTCGTGTACAAAACTGGATGGATGATCCAAATTCTCGCTTACCCGTATCGTGTACTGTCTTTGTTGTTGAAGACAGCATGGAAGGACCAGAAGGGATCGAAGCATCTTGGCGATTTGCTAGCCACGCTCTCCGAAATGGAGCAGGAGTGGCGATTCATCTTTCCCAACTCCGACCCAAGGGAGCTGAGAACGGCAAAGGCTTGGTTGCTTCGGGCCCAGTATCGTTTGCAAAACTCTACTCCGTGCTTAACGAGACACTACGAAGAGGTGGCGTCTATAAAAACGGAGCGGTAGTTATTCACCTTGACCTGAAACATCCTGACATCCTTGAGTTCATCAATGCTAATCGTGCCGAGCTACCTTGGGTCAAACGCTGCGTTGACATTAACGAGTATTGGTGGGCTGAAGCAACGGATGAAGTACGTACTGCTCTTCTTTCTGCAATCAAGAAGGGTGACGTCTGGCTAAACAAAACTAAAGTTGACGCTAAAGGTAAGCGAATCTATGGCAATGTATGCTTGGAAGTCTATCTGCCCTCACGAGGAACTTGTCTACTACAGCATGTCAACCTCGGTGGATGCGAATACAGTGACGTTGAAGCTGCGTTTACCCAAGGAATGTCCGAGCTGTGCGACCTGCACTCCCGAACAGGTGTGGGAGACACTGGAGAATACCTCCCTTCTCAAACAGATCGCCAGGTTGGTCTCGGAATGCTTGGACTCGCCAACTTCCTACGGCGGAACGGAGTAACCTATCAAGAGTTTGGCGATGCTCTTGAGCGTGTGAACAATGATAAGGTTAACCACTCTTCTGCTGATCTCCTCGCCAACGCACTGAAGCGTGGTGTTAATATCGCTGCGCAAATCGCACGTGCAAATAAGATGGCTCGTGCATTTGCCATTGCACCGACCGCTAGCTGCTCCTATCGTTACAAGGATCTGGACGGCTACACCACCTGCCCTGAGATTGCTCCTCCCATTTCTAGTGAGGTGGATCGAGACAGCGGTACGTTTGGTGTTGAACACTTTGACTATGGTGACGTTGAGATCGCTAGCCAGGTTGGCTGGGAAGCGTATCGAAAGGTTGCCGACAACATCATGATCCTGTTAGATTCGACAGGATTGTTGCATGGGTATTCCATGAATAGCTGGAGCGACGTCGTGACCTACGACCAATCCTTCATTGAAGAGTGGCTCTCTAGTCCACAGACTTCTCTCTACTATTCTCTACAAGTCATGCCTGACACTCAAGATAAGAGTGATGCCATGGCTGCACTGGAAGAGTTTGATGAGAAATTCTGGGAAGAGTATGAGTCGTTCTCTAAAGAACCTCAATGTGATTGTGCAGAATGAACCCTTATCAAAAACTTCTTTCCCGTAAACGTTCCTGGACACCTGTTCAGGTAGAGGCAGGCACCTTTGCTCCTGGCTCTGAAGAAGCCATGCTGCGTGCTCTCTCGGTTCGTAACCTTGAGATTCCCGTAGGTGACTTCATTAAAAATGCTCTTAAAAAAGATTATCCTGCTGCTGCCCAAGAAGTATTGGAAAGCAACATTAAGGATGAAGAGAAACATGACCTCGCTCTTGATTACATCGCTCGTGCTCATCAGCTGGAAGATATCCCGGAAGCTTCCCGAATCCAGAAAGCATGGATCGAATCTCCCGAACATCCCGTGCTCAAGGCAATGGTGCTTGAACGGTCAGTGTTCTTTGTGCTGCTCCCCTTCTTTAGATGGAACGGGGATGCAGGATGTCGCACTGTCTCAGCTGACATCTCACGAGACGAGCAAGTCCATGTGGCGGTCAACTCTCTCGTCTGCAAAGAGCTTGGCCTCACGGTCACGCAAAACCTTGACAAGCTTCGTAAAGCAACGGTAGCATGGATCATGCAACCACTGGGTTCTAACGAGAACCCCTACCTTGACCGCGAGTTCTGGCTTAAGCAATCGGACAGCCTTCTCTACAGCGGGAAGGCAGAGGGTCTGATTGCTACCCGCCGTGCTCGTATGCCCGCATTCTTTGAGCACTCAAATGTCAATCTTCCTGAGTACGGCTGAGTTTGATCGGCTAATCGAGGAACTCGATGACTTATTTCCTGACCAATTTCCTGACTACCAACTCAATGAGAAAGAAATTTCTTATCGAGCTGGGCAAGTCTCAGTTGTTAGGTTTTTAAAAGAAAAATTATCAAAGGATTAAGATTATGTGTTTTGGTGGTTTTAACCGTCCTGCACCAACCCCGCCCCCAGCACCGCCCCCGCCGCCTGCGCCGCCTAAGCCGTCAGCGCCTCAAACGGTTGCCCCAAAAATGCCTGACGCGCCTACTCCTGCTCCTGAACAAACGGACATGGATAAAAAGCCTGTATTGAAAAAGCGTGAAACTGGTGCGGTTAAGCGTGAGCGTATGCGGACTGGTACTGCTAGCCTGCAGACTGCTCCTGGCACTGGGCTTAACATTAGTGCTAACGTTCAGAGGCAGTAACAATGAAAAGCGCACGGCAACGGTATCATGAATTGACCAGTGGCCGTACCGCCTTTCTTGACATTGCACTGGAATGTGCAAAGCTTACTATTCCTACTCTGCTTATGCACGAGGAGACAACAACCGATTACACTCGGTTTAAGACTCCTTGGCAATCAGTAGGAGCAAAAGGGGTAGTGACCTTGGCATCCAAGTTGATGCTGGGGTTGCTGCCTCCTTCTACTTCATTCTTTAAACTTCAGCTGGATGACTCCAAGCTTGGGGTTGAGATTCCTGCTGAGGCAAAGAGTGAGTTGGATCTAAGCTTTGCTAAAATCGAACGAATGATCATGGAAAGCATTGCGGCTTCTACTGATCGTGTTCAGATTTTCTCTGCAATCAAACATCTCGTGGTTACTGGTAATGCTCTTCTTTACATGGGTAAAGATGGCATGAAGATGTATCCGTTGAATCGATATGTTGTTGAGAGAGATGGTAACGGTAATGTTACTGAGATTGTCACACGCGAACGAGTCAACCGTAAACTGCTTGGTCCTGAGTTTGAGAACCCCAAGCCTTTGAGTGTTGTTGACTCTAGTGTTGGCAGTAAGTTTGAAAAAGATGTTGATGTATTTACCTGCATCAAACTGACTAAGAAAGGATGGACTTGGTATCAGGAAGCTGATGACAAACTCCTTCCTAACACCTACGGTAAAGCTCCTAAGGACAGGAGTCCGTGGTTGCCCCTCCGCTTCGTAACTGTTGATGGAGAGGACTACGGACGCTCTCGTGTTGAGGAGTTCCTAGGTGACCTGCGTTCCCTTGAAGCCCTCATGCAGGCGCTTGTAGAAGGCTCTGCAGCAGCTGCTAAAGTGATCTTCACTGTATCACCTAGCTCTGTGACTAAGCCCGCCTCCCTGGCTAACGCAGGCAACGGAGCAATCATCCAAGGACGTCCTGATGACATTGGTGTTGTTCAGGTTGGTAAGACAGCTGACTTCCGTACTGCCTTTGAACTGGCTGGTGTGTTGGAGAAGCGTTTGTCTGAAGCTTTCCTGATCCTCAACGTTCGTCAGTCTGAACGGACTACTGCTGAGGAAGTCCGCATGACTCAAATGGAACTGGAGCAACAGCTTGGAGGCTTGTTCTCCCTGCTGACTAGTGAGTTCCTGATTCCTTATCTGAATCGTAAGATGCTTGACCTTACTAGGTCCAAGCAGATTCCTGCCTTGCCAAAGGGTCTGGTTAATCCTACCATTGTGGCGGGCATCAACGCTCTTGGTCGCGGTCAAGATCGTGAGTCCCTGATTCAGTTTGTGACTACTATTGCACAGACCATGGGTCCACAAGCTCTGGCTCAGTATGTTAATCCTGATGAAGCAATCAAGCGTCTCGCTGCTGCTCAAGGTATTGACATCCTCAACCTTGTCAAAGGTATGGAACAGATCCAGAGTGAGAAGCAACGAGCTATGCAACAACAAATGCAAGCCTCCTTGGTTAACCAAGCTGGTCAGTTTGCTTCTGCTCCTGCCATGGATCCTTCCAAGAACCCCCAAGCTATTGATGGGATGCAGGCTGCCATGCAAGCCTTGACTGGACAACAGTCAGGACAACAACAACCCCCTGTTCCACAACCCCCTGCTTAAATTAACTAGCACCCTTTATGGCTATTAACATTTCGTACGATCCAACTGATGATCCCGAAGCTATTGCAGCACGGGAAGCTGAAGAAGCTGACAGCCTAGAAGTAGGCGAACAGATGTTGAAAGACCAGGAAGAACTTCTTGCTGGTAAATATCGAAACGCTGAAGAGCTTGAGAAAGCTTACATTGAACTTCAACAACGTCTTGGTCGTAATGATGCAGACGATGACGGTAGTGGAGAGGAAGACGTAGAGTATGATAGTGATGAAGAAGTCCAAGGTGACTTTGAACGCTATGATGAAGAAGGCTACGTCAACTTTGATGCTGTCAAAGAAGCGTACGGTGACAACCTTGCTGATGTATTTCAGAACGCAGGTATTGATCCGTGGGCAATGAACGATCACTTCTATGAGAATGATGGTACTCTTACTGATGAGATGTATGATCAACTCAATGAAGCTGGTTTCTCTGATGCTACTATTGACGCCTATCTTGGTGGCCTTCGTGGTCAGCTAGGTTATGATGCGGCAGAGGCTACTCTGTCTAATCGAGAGATCACAAACATCAAAAACATTGCTGGTGGTGACGAAGGCTACGCTCAGGTTGTACAATGGGCTAGCGAGAATCTTCCTGAGGAAGACATCGCAGCATTTGATGAAGTCATTAATACTGCCAATGAGGCAGCTGTCCGCTTTGCCGTTAAAGCTTTGGTCTCTCAATACGAAGATGCAGTTGGACGTACACCTGAGCTGGTGACTGGTAAACAGTCATCAACTGGTCAAGCTTATCGTAGTATGGCAGAGGTTGTTCGTGATATGAACGATCCCCGCTATGACAACGATGACGCTTACCGTATGGATGTTATGCGAAAGCTTGAACGTTCAAACATTAAGGTGTGATGCCCTACTCTAAATACTCACCCAAACAAAAGAAGCTAGCTGCTGTAGCTAAGCCTCATAAAAAAATCACGCGAGCTGATCTCGCAATCATCAAAAAGAAATCCAAGTAATTATCATGAAAGCAATCGCTATTTCTTCTGCTCTGATCCTGGCTGCTGCCCCTGCAATGGCTGGTCCCTATGTGAACATTGAAGCCAACAGTGGCTTTGCTGGTGGCTCTTACAGCGGTACTACCCTTGACAACCATGTTGGTGTTGAAGGTGGTTCGGGTAAGGTTTCCTGGTATGTCCAGGGTGGTCCTTCTGTTGTTGCCCCTGAAGGTGGTGACAGCGAAGTGGAACTGTCTGGTAAGGCTGGTGGCTCCATTGCTGCTACCGAGAAGCTCAGCGTGTATGGTGAAGTCAGCTTCATGACCGCTGCTGAGAACAGCTACGGTACTAAAGCTGGTCTGAAGTACAAGTTCTAATCTACACCTGTGGTGGGTGGGAGGCAAACTGTACTTATTTACTAATTAAATGACAGCATCTATTGCTCTGAAAAGAGAGTCATCCTGGGATCAATTCTGTGACTGGGTGACCTCTACTAACAACCGTCTTTATGTCGGCTGGTTTGGGGTCCTGATGATTCCTTGCCTCCTCGCCGCTACTACTTGTTTTATTCTGGCGTTCATCGCCGCTCCACCTGTTGACATTGATGGAATCCGCGAACCCGTTGCGGGCTCCTTGTTGTACGGAAACAACATCATTTCGGGAGCCGTCGTTCCGAGCAGCAATGCCATCGGACTACACTTCTACCCAATTTGGGAAGCTGCTTCACTTGATGAATGGTTGTACAACGGGGGTCCATTCCAACTCACAGTTTTCCACTTCCTCATTGGCATCTATGCTTACCTGGGACGAGAGTGGGAACTTAGCTATCGACTAGGGATGAGGCCCTGGATCTTTGTTGCGTACTCTGCTCCTGTCGCTGCTGCGACTGCCGTGTTCCTTGTTTATCCGTTTGGACAAGGCTCTTTTTCAGATGCTATGCCCTTGGGGATATCCGGCACCTTCAACTACATGCTGGTGTTCCAGGCTGAGCACAATATTCTTATGCATCCTTTTCACATGCTGGGTGTGGCCGGCGTTTTTGGTGGGAGTCTTTTCTCTGCCATGCATGGTTCTCTGGTCACGTCGTCGCTTGTTCGTGAAACGACTGAGGATATTTCTCAGAACTATGGTTACAAGTTTGGACAAGAAGAAGAAACGTACAACATCGTAGCAGCACATGGTTACTTCGGACGACTCATCTTCCAATATGCGTCTTTCAACAATTCTAGGAGCTTACACTTCTTCCTTGCTGCTTGGCCTGTTGTTGGTATTTGGTTTGCGGCACTTGGTGTATCTACCATGGCGTTTAACCTCAATGGCTTCAACTTTAATCAGTCTTTACTTGATTCACAAGGTCGCGTCGTCCGGTCTTGGGCTGACATTTTGAACCAAGCTAACCTTGGTTTTGAAGTGATGCATGAACGTAATGCACATAACTTCCCACTTGATCTGGCTTCTGTTGAAGCTACTCCAGTTGCCCTGACTGCCCCTACTGTGGGTTAATTATGGACGACAAAGCTAAAAAACGCAGCGATGCTGCTATCCATTTTCTTCGAGGATTTGTTGGAAGAAAGGAAAATCAAGCTCCAGCCGCAAAGATGGTTCGCCGTGCACAAGCAACGGAGGAAGCCATTAAAAAAATGCGGGGTAAATAATTAACAATGCCGTCCGTTCATTCCTCATTTGAAACACATGTACCCTGATCACAACTACTCTGTCCCCCACAATGAACGAGCTGAACAGCTCAACGGTCGCCTTGCTATGCTTGGGATCATGGCTGCTTTGGGTTCTTATGCACTGACTGGACAAATCATTCCAGGTATCTGGTAAATGAAAAGTAAAAAGAAATCCCGAAAGGATTTGACTATTGCTGCATCCTTTGAGATTAATCCAAAAGGGCATAAGGATGCTATGAAGGGTAAGAAGATTTATGAAAAGGGTAAAGGTACAACTAACCCTAATGAAAAAGAAGTCTTCATGAAGAGGACTGGTCCTCAACTCCCTCTTGCTAAAAAGAAATCTAAAAAGCGTTATGGCTAAGCCCGGTCTTTATGCGAATATCCATGCCAAAAGGAAGCGTATTGCAGCAGGTAGTGGTGAGCGTATGCGTAAGCCTGGTAGTCCAGGTGCTCCCAGTTCTGCTGATTTTAAACAGTCTGCCAAAACTGCCAAAACTGCCAAGCGTCCCGGACGTAAATACGCTAAATAAAATTAAAGAACCAGATGTAACTAAGCTGCGTACGTTCATCCCTTAATGGGACGCATGTCGCCTGATCATGGAACGGGGGTCAGGTACTTCAATCTGGAACAATGACTAAAGTCGAACTGGATGCCCGTGTACGGGAGCAAAAGGCTGCTGCTAAAGAAGCCAAGCTGAAGTATCGCGGCGTAGTTTACATTTCTCACGCTACTAAGTTCTAATAGTAGCACGGGAGTCAGGCACCTCAGAGTCGGACCTGGCTCCTCTTGGCATTGGCCCTCCACGGAGGATACCCTCTGCCGCAGCTGTGGCATTGAGACGCCCTTAAGTTCTCAAAACATTTTATGGATCCTATTCAAATTGCGTGGGCTGCTGGTCTTTACGAAGGTGAAGGTACAGTACGCCGTCAACTAGAAATTGAGATGACTGATAAAGACGTCATCCAAAAGTTTCGTGACATCATGGATTGCGGATATGTGACTTATCGTGAACGTCCTAACGTCAAGCCTACTTGGCGTTGGAGAGTTGGTAATAAACAAGACGTAACCAAATGTCTGACAGCGATGCTTCCTTTCTTTGGAAACAGGCGAGCCTACAAAGCTCTGAATATTCTAGATAGTATAGAGCTAACCTGATTTGCTAACTATCTTTCTTTTAATTAACAATGGCTAACGCTACCCAAACTGCGCTAGGCCGGTCTAATCTTAGCACCGGTACTGGCTATGATGGGGCGAATGATAAGTACGCCCTTTATTTGAAGCTCTTCTCTGGTGAGATGTTTAAGGGCTTCCAGCATAACACGATCGCTCGTGATCTGGTTATGAAGCGGACTCTGAAGTCCGGTAAGTCTCTCCAGTTCATCTACACTGGTCGTATGGACGCTGGGTTCCATACTCCTGGTACCCCCATCCTTGGCTCCGGTGATCCCCCGGTGGCTGAGAAGACCATTGTGGTGGATGACCTGCTGGTCTCCAGCGCATTCGTCTATGATCTCGATGAGACCCTGGCTCACTATGAGCTGCGTGGTGAGATCAGCCGTAAGATCGGTTATGCTCTGGCTGAGCACTATGACCGCCGCATCTTCCGTGCTATTGTCCGTGGTGCCC